AGCTTTTGGAACTTTAAGTGCAGAGAATAATTTATCTCTTAAATAAGTTACATCTTCAATAGCAGCATAATCTAAACCTTTTGTTGTTTCAATTCTAGTAGTAGCATCTCCACCTCTTACAGGAATATAAAAGTCTTCTAATATGTTTTGCATATTGAATTTTAAATTATAATCACCTGTATTTGGATCAACATAAGGAGTTTTTTTCATTTTATTGATCATTCTTTGCATATAAGTTTCTACTTCATTTGGTGGTATATTTCCAACATTTACAAAGAAAGTTCTTTTTTCTGGGGCTCTAACTATTCTATGGATCAACATTGCATCTTCCATTAATGTCATTTGTTTCCAAATTTTTCTTCCCGGTTCAAGATATGATCTACCATAAGGTAAATAATTAAAATCGGACAATAATCTGAAGTGTGCCATTTCGTAATTATCAAAAATTACTTCTTCACCAGTATTTACACCTACTGCAGGTGAAATTTGTTGAAACCCTAATGGGCTTTCAGATACTGAATAACTTGGATCATATTTAAACCTAACATCAGAAGGATTAGCAGGATCGACACCTTCTACTCTCATAATAGTATAAGAAGAAAAAGGTATCACATTAAATACTCCAAATTTTTCTGATATTTCTAATTTTAAATAAAAATCTCCATATTTTAACATATTACGTGTCCAAGACCATAGATTAAATTCTATATTTAATACATCGTAAAATAAGTTATATAATATTTTTTGTATTGTTTCATCAGCCGAACGAATTTGTAGTACTTCGCCCATGTCATTTCTTAAACAGGATTCATCAGATACTATATCTAATGCAGAAGCAACAATAGAATCAGTATCCATTGCCTCATAATCTGTATATAATTGAATTCTAGTAGAAGGATAATTAGCCTGCTTCATTGTGTTATAATTCAGCCCTCCTGTAGTGCTATACAATTTATTAAATCTATCGTATAGTGAGTTTGTTTGTAGTTGTCCTAAAGATTGTATTTGGTTAGAATCAATTACTTTAAGTTGATTCCCTCCAACATTCCTTATTACCACGTCAGTAGAAAATAATCTTCTTAATCTACCAAATAATGAAGTGTCTGCCATTTTTATAGTATATATAATAAATATTAATTAACCCAATAACCAGGAAATGTCCTCTTTATCTCCATGTGGGTTTTCCATTTCGTAAGGATTTTTAACTGTTGTACCACCACTATATATAGTAGGGGCTTGATGATTAGTTGAATGTATTCCACCTAATGCTGCTCTTGCCATATCAACACCTTGTTGTCTAAAATGCAAAGCAGTATCTCTTAAAAACATTCCTATTCCTAATGCCATAGTTAAATCATCGTTATAACCTGATAGTGCTTGTGCTTTACCATTTTTCCACACAAACGTTCTTAGTTCTTCTAATAATCTTTTAGAACGAAGAGTAACAGATTTCTCATGAAGATACGAAACCATTTTGGAGACAACAAGTGGTCTCGTCTTCATTGATGTAGTAAATCCAGGAACCATACCTTGTCCATTTTCAAATCTAGAAAGATATTGGTCTGCATTAGTCATTGATACATCCATTTTAGGAGAATAGTATAAATTTCTATAACCCCTATCTATTAATTGTTGAATTACAGCCCATCCAATATTAGCATTTTCAACTACAAGTAAAGCATCATTATATTCTGTAGCTATAGCAAATAATAAATTACCATAATCTTTTGTTTGTACTTGAGCTTTATATTCAGCTACTTGTGTTGCTTCTTCTATATCAAATATATGGAATGCGGAAAAATCATTCCCATCACCTCTAGCAACATCAGCTACTACTATATAGTCTCTAGAATAGTCTGGTATTTGCCATACCCATAAATTTCCATCTATACCTCTTCTTTCAACAGGCTCTTGTATATAAGTACTTTCATAAAAGTTTAATACATCTGGTTCTATAACAGTATCACCTGAGGTGCTAAAATCACAATCACATTCTTGTGCCGCCATTCTAGGCCCCAGTACTATATCTTGTTCATCTCTCCATTCTTGGTTTCTTTCAGGATGTACTGTCCAAGGTAATCTAATAGGTAAAAATGTATTTTCTCTTGCTTCTGCTTTAGCCCAAGTTGAATGAAACCAGTTACCAGTACCATAAGGTGTAGATAATGCTATACACCCTCCACCAGTAGCTAGTGTTTGTTGAGCTGAAGCAAATATCTCATCAATTCCTTCAATAAATGCAGCCTCATCAATTAATAATAAAGATACTGCTTCTGATCTACCAGCATCAGCACTCGCGGCTACTGCTTTAATTTGAGATCCATTTGCTAAACGTAATGATAATTTATTATGTTCTATTGTTTTTATTTGTAGCCATTTTGGTAATTGATCGTAAGCAAATCTTACTTTAGTTACCATATTTTTAGCAGTTTCTTGTTTAGTAGCTATACATAATACATTTTTATCTTTATGAAATAACATCATCCATAATGAATAAGCCGAACATAAGGTAGATATACCTAACTGTCTGGATTTATTTATTATAGTATAATCTTCATTATTCATGTGAGTAAGAACTTTTTCCTGGAATGGATAAAGATTGAATTTGATTCTACCTCTTTGTGGATGTTGAATTGTATAATATTTTTTCATAAAGTATATGGGATCCTTAGCACACTTTATGAACTCTTCTTTTATTATATGTTTTAAGTTTTCAGCCATTATTGTACTAGTAGTAGTAATATCGCTGCTCCCCCTACCATAGAAGTAATTTGGTAAAATTTTTTAAGACGCCTTTCTTTTTTATATGCCCTTTCTAATTCTTTAGACATATCTTTTGAAGTATCTAATTGTTCATCTTTAGTTGATAACATTGTTCTATATGTTTCAATTTGAGATCTTAAATTAGTATTTAATTCGTTTTGAGTATCAATTTTAGAATTAGTTTCTTTAAGAATTTGTTGTAATGTCTCTATTTCCATGTAAGAGGCATCAAACTTAATTAAATCCTGTATTACTAATTTAGCAACAGGCTTAGTTAATTGTATCCTGACTGTATCTGTAACGGTTTGTGAAAAACCACTCCAGCTCATTAGCATCAAGATCATTAATAGCTTTAATTTTAGCTTCTGTTTCAATTTTAATAACATCAATTTGTCTATTTAAATTATCAATTGTTTTATCATAACTAGATAATTTAGTTTCCAGTTGTTCTTCTATTAATTCCAGACTATCATTCACTTGCTCCAACTCATCTACTTGTTGCTGCAATTCTTCAATTTTATCTCTATACTCGGATAGGTCTATATCTTCTTTTTTATGAATTATGAAGAATATAGCAAGGGTAGTAATACAAAGTAATATAACACTTATTCGGTTCAAACCTTTTTTAAATTATTATACGCTTTTATAGTATCCTGATTAGATTTTAAGAAATCCATAGCTACCTTTTTTTCAAGTTCATTACCTGACTTGATTTTTTTGATACTATCTCTAATTTCTTGCTCTATCTCTTTATAGGCAGCAATAATTTTATCATTTTTGGTTAACTTTTTATTTAAAACCTTATCTCCAGCCGGTGCATTTTCTTCACCTGGGATTTCTAATTCAATCTCATTTAAACCCTCAGACTTAGCTATTTTTTGAATTTGTCTATCTAGATCATAAACTTTATCACTAAACATTTCCCCAGCATTAGAATGTTTTTTTATTAAGGCATCTCTTTGTTTAATTAAAGCCGCCATATCTTCAGCTTTATCTTCATCTAATGGTCTACCAATATCATCTACTCCTCTAGCTGCATCATTAACCCTTTCTACATGACCTTGAATATATCTTAAGTCGGAATTTTGATCTAATCCAATTTCAGTACCTAATGTGTAGATATCAGAAGCCGTCTCTACAACTTTATCAAATACTACCTTTGCATCACCCTGATCCTTAAGAGCAATTTTTTCTAATTTAAATAAAATATCATGTAATTTAGCTAATTCAACAATTTTATCTTGTTCCTTAGCACTAGGTATGCCATCAGTAAATTCTCCTCTTAAAATGTCCTTAAATAAAGTTTGGGCACCTGGGCATATATCAAAATGGTTAGTTTGATACCCATATACATTTAATTCTCCCATTCCTTCTCTAAATGCGTCTTCGTTAACTACTCTGATTCTCCAGTTTTGTAAACTAAAATTATCCATGATATTATATTTGCTATAAATATTTAATCTTGTATAATTCCTAATATTTGTTCAATTCTATCATCAGTACTACCCTTTAATATATGCACATTATCGCATCTATGACCAAATTTATTTAATGTTTTAACAATAGCATTATCAATATTATCTCTATATTCTAAATCAGTTTCTCTAACACCATTATCTTCCATAATAGTACCTTCGGGAGAAATATAAAATATATAATCATACTCACCTACAAATAAACAAGCATAATCTTCAAAATATTCTTTATCTTTAAAATCAATTGATTTAGCTAAATTAGTAAAAGCAATAACATCTATAATTGTTCTATCAGTTATAATATTTTCTTTCATTAATTCAGCAACACGTTCTGCTAAAAATACAGTTTGACCCTTTAATGTAGAATCAGTGTTTAATGGAATACCTAAATTCATTAAATATTTACTACGTTCAGTAGCAAATTCAAAATTTTTAAATTGTTTTAATTCCTTTAATCTATTAACTAATGTAGTTTTACCTACACTCATTGTACCACATAAACCTATTTTCATATATTTTTATTTTAATAACCAACTACTTGATTGAATTTTATCACCAAGACCCTCTATTAAAGATACACCAAGTTCTTTACAAATCCCAGCTTCTGGTATAGAATTATTATTTTGATCTCCACCATTAGCAAATGCAATTTTATATTTAGGATCATTAGATATTGCTTTTACATTTAATGCTCTAATTGATTCACATACTGTTCTATCCTTATCAATTGATATTATAGCATGATCAACCATTCTAATATTATTTACTATTAATAATCTTTCATCTTCTAATTGAAATTCCTTGGAACCTTTTAATTCACGTTGTAAATCACTATTAACAATAACCCATAATTCGTCAGCCTGAGCCTTCGCTTTCGCGAAGAGCTCTAAGTGACCTTTATGTATTGGGTTAAAATAACCGGATACTATTATAGCTTTTTTCATTTAGAATCTAGCTTTTACTTGTGGATTTTTATCTGGTGGAACACCATTTCTGTCTCTACGTAATTCAATCCATTCATCTCTAGTTTTTTGGAAACCATAAAGCCAATATTCTGCTTTTTGTTTAAAAGATTTTGGATACCTTAGAGCAGGTCCATTCCAATTATGGAGTTTATTATCAAAAAATGTAACTTGAATACCTTCGGGGGTTGTGATGGTTCTTGTAGACCAATCTTCTTTTGTAGATTTTTTACTCATATATATAACATTTAAATTAGGTGTAAATATACGAACATTATTTCAGGTAGCCAAACTATTTGCGTGATTTCTTTCCTTTAAGATTTGCATTTTCTACCTCAAGAAATTTTAATTTTACTTTTAATCCTGATACTTCAGATGATAGTTCAGTAATTTTATCACGCATTTCATCTTTTTCCTCTGATGATTCAATTAATAAGGCCTCTAACTTATTTACTCTTTCTTGTAAATCTTTAATAAAATTTTCATTAGCTTGTTGAGGGTTGCCTTCTCTATTAGATTTTAATCTTAATTTTGTTTCATAAAATCTCCATGCCCCTACACTTCCTAGCGCAGAAATTAAGGCAATTAATATGTGGACTATGTTTTCGTTCATGGGGTTATTAATATAAATATTTATGCGGACTAAGCGCTTGATATTTAACTAAAACCTCATGTCTTAAGTCTAAAAATCCCTCAATTTCTTTTAGTTGAACAGGATTGAATAATGCTTTATTTGAATAATTAAGTAAAAAATATCCATCTATAGCAATTATTAAATCACTTAACTCTTCAGCTGATAAGTTTTTCGGCAACGTAGATTCCGTGTGCTCCACTGACTGTAATTCCTCTAGCAGAGAGCGCATCGCCGACAAAGTAGACTTGTTCATATTTTGTTAGACTTAAGTTATTATAATTAACTAATGGTTCTGGTGATAAATATTTAACTTCAGGTATATAAATGCCCCAATCATCTTTTAGTGTAGGGAAAACTTTTTTCATATCATCAATAAAATCATCTATATATTTAAAATAACCACCAAATTCCTCTCTTACTTGTTTTAAATCATCTCTATCTATTTGAATAGAAGATACTTCTACCCCTTCTGATGTAGTTGATGGTTTACGTGATGGGCTATAATATACACCTGTACCATCTTTTGATATTTCATTAATATTTGATACTACACTTCTTGAAAAATTAAATGGATAGGCTATACCCTTTATTTCCATTAATATTCCAAAATTAGTCATATTATTTCGGTAGGCCTCATCCTTTTTAGCATGACCATTGTAACTATGATCTCCATACGTTTCTTCCACTGCTACATAAGCAGCGTTATTATTAGTACAGAATGATCTTAATGATACTCCTTCATCTTCAAATTTTCTATATAATTTAAAATCATAAGAAACATCTATTAATTTTTGGAAATGTTCTTGTGGTGCCTCAAATCTAACACCTATTTGTACTGATTTAGGTTCAGTAGGTAATTCATATTTTTCTGCTAATTGTTTACCAAAATCAATACCTGATTTTCCTACTCCAAATATTAATTCATCATATAATATAGCTTCATCACCCATATAGACTAAGTTTTTTTCAAAATCAATATCAGTTACTTTAGTTTCCCATTTAAAGTTTACAAAATTATCAACTAAAAAATTATACCAATTTTTACCTATTTCATGTAAGTAATCAGTACCAACATGCCATACTGGGAATAATCTCAAACCAAAATATGGT